ACTTCGTGCAACTCTATTTAAAATTATTCTAATACTTAATGTTCTTGTGGCTTAGTGGTTAGAGCATCGGTTTTACACGCCGAAGATCCGCGGTTCGATCCCGCGCTGGAATAAAAATATGATTCTTCATGTTTTTATTTTTACATTTGACATTTTAGATAGACGTGTTAATACGATAATAAAATATGTTTTATTATTATATACTATAAACTTTATGTCGGCATTTAAAAGATCACGGACTGATTATATAAGAGATGATGGTTATGAAACAGATAAAACAGAAATATACGACCAAAGTACCCACTCCCCTCAAGACGAAGTGCATGATTCTTTACTGCAAGAATTTGAGGAGTTAAAACGCGAAGTTGCACGATTAACCAAAAATTTAAGTAGGATGCCACCTACCCCTCCTACAGAAAGAGTTAATCACAATACTGGTGAAAGTTTGTACATTTATGAAAAAGCAAACGACCTATATACTAAGCCTGGACAGGAGTACAAAGGAGCCGACTTATATCATTTTCTTCCACTTACTCGTGATGGTAATAAGGACGAACCCGTGTATGATAAAGACGGCAACGAATTACCAAAAGAAAATTTATTTGGACAGGTCGGTAAAGGGCGACGCACAACACAGCGTAAACGTGGCAATAAACAAAAATCATGCAAACGAACTAAGAAATGTTAAAATACAACATGCAAATTGTGGCACCATATAATCATAAGTTCCCACTTATAATTATCGGTCTTTATACCAAATTCCCATTTATATATTTATCATATTAGGGTCGGTATCTATCACCAAATATTGGTTCCCACTGAATAATCCTACAAATTACAGGTGATTCTTTAAGTCATTCTTTCAATTTATATAGTTGTCAGAAAAAACACGAAAATAAAAAGTGTTTCAGATATCCCAAAAAAGGACATTCTGAAAATGTCCATTTTTGGAAAAGTGCATCCACTTTTTTTTCAGAAAAAACACAAAAATCCACTTCAGAGCATAATGCAGTGAAAACGGAATTTCTATAAATAATTTGTTACTGAAAAAAAAAAATATATTTTCCGAAAAATGATTTAGGGGTTTTTTTTGTAACGATTTTATATGGGAGAAATGATTACAAATGATGACAAAAAAAACCCCAAAAAACCCCATCATTATTTATGCCAAAATTGCAACTTTAAATGCAGTAATAAAAAAGATTACAATAGGCATTTGTTAACCCGTAAACATCAAATCGTTACAAATGATGACAAAAAAAACCCCTTAGCATATATATGTGAGTGTGGTAAACAATATAAATATCGCCAAGGCTTATCAAACCATAAACAAAAATGTAATTATGTTGAAGATATTAATAATGAAGATGAAGAAACACCCGACCCCGTAATAACAACTGCATCACCAGGTGAAATGAGTAATCAACCTAACATGATATTGGAATTACTACGTGAAAACCAAGAATTCAAACAACTAATGATAGAACAAAATAAACAAATGCAGGAAACTCAATCACAGCTTCAAAAATCGTATGCACATAATACAGAATTACAAAGCCAGATGGTAGAAATATTTAAAGAAGGAAAAACAATTAATAATATATCTAACACATCTAACAAGTTCAACCTGAATTTTTTCTTGAATAATACGTGTAAAGATGCTATGAATATAACAGATTTTATTGGAGAATTGGGCGTACATATAGATGAAATAGAATACATAGGACATCATGGATATGTGAATGGTATGACAAAAATGATAATGGATCGTCTTAAAGATATGGATATCACGAAGCGACCAATACATTGCACTGACATCAAACGAGAAACGATGTATATAAAAGATAAAGATGAATGGTGTAAGGACACGGATGAGTTAACAAAACTACGAAAAATATTAACTCGCATAACAATGAATAATTACAGAACAGTTCCTCAATGGAAAACGGCACATCCAAAGTGTGAGGAAATGGATACACGTGATTATAATTTCTGTTACAAAATGATGCGAGTGATATTGGGTGATGTGGAAGAGGCACAGGTAAAAATGGATAACAAAATTATTAAAACCATGGCAAAGGAGTTGTTTGTACGCAAAGAGTCATAAAAAAAATAGTTAATAGTTAATAATTTTTTATATATAAATATTGCTACGACAAATACCGCATAAATGACCAGTGTTTTTATTGTTGTTCCTGTTTTTAATAACACAATCTAAGCAAAATGTATGATTACAAGATGTTTTCACTATGCTCTTATTTTCCATTGACTCATAACAGATTGCACAATGGTTACTGGTATCGGCTTCTTCTTTAATTTTATCGTTTAAAATCCTTTGTAGGTTATTTGCTTTTTCTATTGATATAGATATATCCATCTGTATCTTTCTTGTAAAATAATATCGGTTATGATCTGCCAATACTCGCTCTGCATATAATTCGTATTTTTCATTCATAATTGGTTCATTGTTAATAATGAAAGTATATGTCTACTCACATCAATTTTCTGTATTTGTAATAAAAAATTGATATAAACTACTGCACATATATATAATATACTCAATAAGAATGCCACAATCGGTAGATGTAACTCGTAAAAACCCTCCACGGTTAAGGATTGTCCCTGAAAAAGAGGAGGTAACGTCAACAAACGAAATAATTTATAATTCATACATCGGCCATTCTATTACAAAATCATCCTTTGATGAAATAACTACGTATTATGATACAGTATTTAATGTAGATAAATCTACATATGTTTCGTCAAACGATGAACCGACACCAATGAATTGTGTGAAAGAATTAATTGACACCATACCTAAAAAATTTTGGGAAACCCCAAATTTACAAATATTGGATCCTTGTTGTGGAAATGGTAATTTCGGGGTGCATTTGTATCATAAATTAGTCTCACATCATTCTACGCAGTCAATCTTAGAAAATATATTGGAGTTTAATGATATTAATGTGCAACGATTGGATAATGTTCGTAAGATATTTGACGTAGATAAGTATTCTTTACAAATTACTCAACAGGATTTTCTAAATACTGAATATAATAAAACATATGATTTGATTGTTGCAAATCCACCATATGCAAAGCTGTTAGAGAATGGTAAACGTGCATCAAAAAATCACAATCTAATCAAAGATTTTATTAAAAGGTCGTTGGAATTATTGAAACCCAATGGATATTTGTTGTTTATTACACCAGATAATTGGATGTCATATGCTGACAGAAATGAGTTGATTAAGATTCTTACGCGACTACAAATTGTACATCTGGATATTCATACAGCGAAAAAATACTTTAAAAAGATAGGTTCAAGTTTCACTTGGTATCTAATACAAAATCGTCAAGCAACCGATAATATTACTGTTTCTGGTATATGGAAAAAAGTGGAATATACAAGCAGTATTCCATCAATTGAACGTAAATATATACCATTATTGTATACAAATGAGGTTTACAATATATTATCAAAGACAGTGGATGCAGATGAGTTGGAAAAATATAAAGTAGAAACAAGCAGTGATTTGCACCGATATACAAAACGCGAAATTATCCGCGATGAGGAAGATGATATTTACAAACACAGATTAATCCATACATCAAAACAAACGTGTTATGCATCAAGACCCCATAAATTTCAAGAAGGTTACAAGGTGTTCATCACTACAACTGACAAGTATAAGGTGTTTGTAGATGATTGTGGAATGACACAGTCAATTGTATTCATACGGTGTTCGGGATTGGATGACGCAAACCGTATCAAAATGATTCTTGAACACCCGTTGTATGTATTTATAAATAATTTGTGTAGATGGGGAAATTTCAACAATATTCGTATATTGCAGAGTTTCCCAATTCCACATATTGATTCCTACGATGAAACCACTATTTATAGACATTTTAATATTACTGACGAAGAAATCAAGTTCATCAATGAACATTAAACAAAAAACATAATAAATATATGTTATTATATATTTTAACATATATTATGGAAAATCGCCCCGATTGGGACACATATTTTAAAGAAATTGTACAAGTTACATCAAAACGGTCGCCGTGTGACCGACTGAAAGTTGGTTGTCTTATTGTAAAAGATAACCGAATTATTAGTCAAGGTTATAATGGTTTTTTACCAGGTTGTCCACATAAAAGTATTGTACGAGATGACCATGAACAAGCAACAATACATGCCGAACAAAACGCATTATGTGACTGTGCAAAACGAGGTGTTTCATGTAATGATGCAACTGCGTATATAACACATTATCCGTGTTTGATTTGTACACGGTTATTAATAGCTTCTGGTATCTGTGAGATTAAATACATAGATGATTATCGTAATGATGATTTGGTGGAATATTTTATAAAACAAAAAAATGTTATAATATCTAAGTTGTAAAAAAAAATACAATATGTTTTTTATTTTATTTTTTATTATTCTTTTTTGTACATATATAATTTGCTGATTTGAACTATACCAAACCAATGTGATATCAAATATATTATGTAGATAATCATTGAACAAATTGCTGGTTAATAATGGCAACTCATATGATGTTGGACATATATTAAATAATAACTATATATGTAATATTTATTATTTGATAATTGGAATTAAATTGATGGTTTTATGTGATTGTTCCAAAAATATTGACCTATAAAAATCAAAATATTTATACCAAACAAGACCAATTTAAAAAATAGTTGTTCATTTAACAAAACACCTTCTTTTATAAAATTTCCCATATTTTCTAGTTCATTTAACACCTCTTCTATATTTTCTATGCTGTCTAGAATAAAATTTTTTCTAACTAAACTTTCATTTAATTCACCTATTTGTTTTAACTCATTATTTATTAATTCATTATTTAATTTTTCAATAAAATATTTATTATGTTGCAACTGTCGCTTACTAAATTCTATTTTATCTTTATTAAATTCTAACTTATCCCATTTAAAATTTTTATATAAAGGATATTTTGGTCTTTTCTTAGTTATACTGTGTGATAAATAGCTTTTTGATTCTAAAAATATTTCTATATCATCTGGTGTCTCTTCTTCATTATTAATTAATGTTCCTTTTTCTATATCATCTGGTGTCTCTTCTTCATTATTAATTAATGTTCCTTTTTCTATATCATCTGGTGTCTCTTCTTCATTATTAATTAATGTTCCTTTTTCTATATCATCTGGTGTCTCTTCTTCATTATTAATTTATGTTCCTTTTTCTATATCATCTGGTGTCTCTTCTTCATTATTAATTAATGTTCCTTTTTCTATATCATCTGGTGTCTCTTCTTCATTATTAATTAATGATTCTATATTATAGTTTTCTCCAGTTGGATAACAACATGTTTCATAGTCTATTGTTTCATCTGCATAGTATAAATCTAAATTATATACAAAATAATACCACCATACTTCTTTTTCTGAAAAAATATTACTTTTATATAAGACCTTTTTTTCCTTTTCATTCTTCTCATACCACGTTGATATAAATTCTTCAAATTCTTTTTCATCTTTCAATAAATCACGCAAGTAGTCTTTGCTTAAAATATTTATTTGTTTTACTATTTCAGTTTCTACATCAAAGTCGTTTAAAAAACCTATTAATTTATGAATATCTTTTATCATATTTTTATTTCGGTAAGTCCAAAAACATTTATTTATTGCTATTTTATTTGTCGATGAACCTTTGTAATTTAATATTATATATTCATCTTTACTTATAATGCATTCTTTAAAAGAAGTTGCCAATTGCTGATATTGTTGTTTTTTTTCATCTATTGTTTTTCCGTCATTATAATCTGTTATATGTTTTTTTATTGGATTTAATGTATTTAATAATATATCACTCGGTATTGTCTTTAATTGACTTATTGTCTTTAAATGACAATATATTGAATATATAGTTTCTATAAAGGTGAAATAAATTTGTTGTCTGTTATAATATTTTAATATCATTTCATAATTTTCTTCTTTTTGTTTAAATATTATACTTTTCATCCATTCCTTTAAAGAATATAAAAATTTATCTTTTTCTATATACTGTTTATCTTTTATTAAATCATCTTTAAACTTTCTTTCAAATTCTTTCTTATCTTTTACAGGGTTTTCTTTGGTAAACTTGTCCTTTATTTTTCTTATACTTTTACTATTCTTATATTGTTTTATCTCCGTTGAACACCTCGCATTATTAAATATTTTATTATTTTTTATATTTGATAATTTTAAACAATCATTTTTTATAGAATTATATCTATTAAAAAAATCACCAATAGGTGCTTTTGAATTTTTCATAAAAATTATATCATCTGTAAGTAACTTATCTATCATATTAAACAGTTCTTCTATTTCTGTAAATATTAAGTTACTTTCACTGGTTGAGAATAAACCTTTGTTATCATAGCTGTTTACATCATAGTTTTCTATATTAAAATAATTTGTTTTTTCTTGCTCTACTATATTTGTTGTATTATTTACACTTATCTTTTGACTTATTACATTTACTTTTTTTTTGAAATTCAATACTTGATTACAATATTCTACATACTTTCTTTTATGTTTTAAATTATTAAACAAACCTATCCAATAATAATTTATAAATTCCGTCCATATTATAGGTCTTTCTATTTTAAACTCTAAATCACTACTTATTGATACTTCTATTTTTTCATCATTATCATCACCCTGTTTATTTAATGAATATTTCATTACATTATTCAATACATTACTATCAACCTCTGTTAAAGAAAAATTATAATCAAAATCATTATATATTGGATTTTTATAGTCTATTTCATCATTTTCAAATGCTTCATCTAATATATGACTACTAGTATATGATAGTAATGTCGCATTATCATCCGCAAAAAAAGCTACCATTTCATCATCTGTAGATATTACTATTGATTCATTACTATCACGTCGCAGATAACTATTACCATCCATAAAATTAGCACTTATACAACTACCACTACCAGATTGTAATGATTCATTATCACCAACTTCATATAACTCAGGAAAATCATCGGCAAACATTATAATATATAAAATAATACTAACTTTTTAACATTTTTTAGTATGAAACTATATTTTGAGGGGTGAGTATAGACAATATAATTTTTACATATTAATCTTTTTTGTTTTGTATGTAGGGTCTGCATTATCACACAATTGTGGGATATGTCCAGTTATAGAACGAAAGAGTTCAATGCATCTGGACTCATATGCGTGATATGTTTGTGCAATAACTGTAGTCATTTGACCAAGAATATTGACTTCAACCGTTGTATGGGGAAGTTTCCAACTATAAAACTCCCATGTATTTCCTAACAATAGGTCTGTTTCAATGGTATGATATAGATGGGCATTTGTGACTGACATCTTACCAGGATTCGGTTCTCCATTTTTATTTAATCGTTCTGCAACGCAATGTCCACACAAATAGGACCCCCAACGTGCTTTCATTCCTGTCCGCGTGCCACCCAATTTCATAATAACATTGTTTCTGGCTATGATGTAGATATGTTCCGCAGTTTCTTTCCATGCGGGTTCGTTTACTGGTACAGTTTTTACCGTTGTACGACGTGTTTCACTATCGTCTAATACAATATCAGCCATCTTTATAAATTCTGCACCATCTGCAGCTTGACAATAATCAGTTACCGTCATCTCCTCTGGGATAATCTCCTTTCTCCATTTACTCCGTGCAAGAGAACCTGCCGTAAATTTAGAATGTGTTTGCATAATTGTTCTTAAAATTTTGTAATCAAATTATATAACAGCTATATTATATAGTTTTTAATCAATTTTTTACATTTTAACCGTTATAATTATTTATAAATCATCATCATATAACCGATGAATAGAATCAACACATGTTTTGACAAATTGATTATTGGTTTGTTCAACTTGTTCAGTATATCGGGAAAGCAACAGGGATGACATAATGTTATTTAAATCCCCCATACTTGCCTCCATTCGTAACAATTCACCAGTTTTTATGTTAAAAAGACGAAATTCTTTTTCATTATCGTCTGTGGTAT